GGTTCTACATTTAGCCGAATGGCTTCAGAATCACCAATGACAGCTGATGGAAATGGTCCACCAGTTGCAATATCAGGTAAATTCTTAAAATGTTCACGCAAAGCATCAATATCTTTTTGACAAATACTTCCTCCAGCTCCAATACGTTGATTTCCTGCTAAGTGTATACCGCCAAAGGCGAAATACCCAGAATCACGAACAACCACTGCAGCACCACACAAACCGTGGTACGATGCAGTTGACATCGTATAATTCCAACCAGGAAAGCTACCTTCAGTTGCTTTAATCACATTAGACCAAGTTCCATACAATTCTTGAGAGGAAACTTCTTCAGTTTCTTTCAATCGAGAAATAAGAACTAACTTGGAGGGCAACATACGCATGAGGGATGTATTTACATCATTTTCACGAATATGTTTAATGAGATCACGACCTTGAATCTTTGCACTGTAAACAAAAGCAATATCCTTTTCAGGACATTTGTAAACATTCGCATCATCAAGAGGTATTTCAACATACCAACTTCCACGGGACATCTTTAACATACGATATCCTTCGACCAAATTGTGTTTAGGAATAGCTACGACACCATTCGTTAACACACAACATAAGCTTTTCGCAATATGTTCAGCTCCATAGACTTCACTGAAGAAAATATTCTTCTCAGTCAATTTCACTATTTGATCCAAAGTAGAAGTGCCTTTTTCGAGTTTACCAAATGAATTATCAACCCATTCACACGGGAGAGAATCTCGTTTCTTAATATCATCAAGACCGTTAGGTCGAAGAAGACTTTCAGATTGAGAATCATGATAAAAATCTTTTAGTAATTTCAAAACTTTCAAAGCAACAACAAGAGATACACCTGCAGCTAAACCATAACCAAGCATCCGCCCATATTTCTTACGGGCGAGCTTAACAGTTTCTGGTAACGCATCACGGCGTCTAAGAATTTCTTCCATAACTGCTGCATGTGCAATTTCCATCCGTTTACGATATGCCACTAAGGAAAAGATAAACAACCAAGTAGCACAAAATGCACCCAAAAGATGAGCCATACGAGTTCCAACAATATAGGAATATAACGCAATACCAACACCTAAAACAAATGGTGCTAGTACACGAGCTCGAATGGCTTCCATGGAAGTGTGTTCATACTGTTGATGAAACAACACTCGCATTAAACCCTGCAAAACTTTTCCATCAAAAGCCTCCAACGGTATATATGTAGTCAAATCGAACAGACTATCATAATACATTTGTCGGTAATTTGCAATCAACCAAGTAGTAGACACGTTCAAAATATTTTTCTCGATATCAAAAAACAAATCGAAAAATTTAGTACGTGTAGTAGTGTAGTATTTCCATATAACACTAGCTAAGTGGTAAGTTGAATATTCAAGCAATCCATGACTCTCCAAGATAGGAGGAAGGATAGCAATGGTTCCTTTTTCAGGAACTTTCAACTTTAAAGCGTTGCAAAAAGCTTTACTTTTCTTGCAGCCACACTCACAAGGAACAAAATCAAGATCCATACGTCGACTTACATCAACAGTACTTTTCTGAGTCTCATAAAATTTACGAGCCTGGTCACACGTCGCATCGAGAGCATCGAATATGCTCAATTTTGCGGGTTTACCATTTTTGTCCTTAACAACAGGCATGAAAGAAACCATCGGAAAACTCTTCTTTACATTGGAGGATTTCACTTTGGCACTGGATTGATACGGTTTAGTTAACTGGATTTCCCAGAGATCGGGCATGGT